TGGCTGCCGCGTCTGTTGCCGTCTTGGCTGCCTGGCTCGCCGTTTCCGCATTGGTGGAGGATGTGTTGGCATTCTGTTGCGCCTGTTGGGCCGCGATAATGGAAGCCGTGTTGGACAGCCACTGGGCCTTGATCGTCTTACTTGCCTCAATAGGTATCGTAATACCCATTACGGGAATATCGTACACCGTGGACGACTCAATAGGAGCCACGGAATCCACGGCTCCAATATAACCGGAAAACAGCCTCAAATCCTCTCCGGACTCGTCTTGTGCGTGGACGGCATATGGCCAGCGTCCAACAGGCAGGGCAGGGATAGTAAGCGCCAAACAATGCTCTTGCTCGCCGTGTTCAATCGCAATAGGCAGATCTCCCTGTTCCGTTTTCACCACACCTGTGAAAGAAACTCCTGTTACCGGGAACGGAGATTGCGTCACATCCTCGAACAAAAGCCAGCCTATGCGCTTGGCATAGCCTGCCGTCGTGGACAAATGGCGTGTCATTCCCAGGAAATTTAACATGGCTCAATCATGAGCCACAAAACACGGGAAATGCAAGTTGGCGAGAATCAATGTTTTTATCCCTGCTTCACGGGAGGATCAAAAGGCAGGGAGGACAGGATAGCCATAAACTTCTCGCCCGCATCCACTTCCATCTTCTGCGGAGTGTATGCGCCATCCATCTTGTTAAGCTCGGCAATAGCGGCAATTTTTGAGGGCATCTTAAATTTCGCCCCGGTTTCGTCCATGGAAACCTCCTGGCAGAGATCGGATGCGCTATCAACATTGCCGATGGGAGTCGTCACCACGCGGGACAGCCATTCCATACGCTGCTGCCTGGTCAGCACGGCTGATTTGTTCAGCTGGGCGTTTAATTCGTCAATCATTCGCAAAACTTCATCATCTTTGGACAAACGGGAAGCTGCCTTACTGGCTGCATCGTTACTCATGTCCTTGCGATTGTATGCCTTACGATAGGCGTCCGCTTTGGACAACTTCTCCGCGACCAGAAGCCTCGCAAACTCCTTCTTCTTCTCGGTCACTTTGGTTTTGTTATCCTTCCTTCTCATATCAATATTTTACCCTCCTGGTTTTCAGCGCGTCAATTTGGTGAGAATCAATACTTCTTGCCGGATGAATCAACCTGTTGACTTTGAGTATTCAAAGCTTTCTAAAAAATCACGTCCCTGCCTGCTGATATAAAACACGCAAGGCCGTGTGCCGGTCCTGATCACGTCGCCGGACTGCACCAGATAATCCAACCGGTGAGACACATTACTGGGATCCAAATGGCAACGGGTGGCAATCTCCCGCGACATTCTGCCCGGATGGTCTCGGATTTCCATCAGAATAAGCAGCTGCGACGGACTCACTTTCCGATGTATGATGTTCCTCAATAGATTCTTGTATTCCTGTTTCATTCATCACCTCCCAATCCTAATTCTTTTCTCCATTCCCGCAGTTCTTCCGCCGCCGTGTCGGTATCCACAACGGGCCCTTCCGGCTGCCGTGGTTCTTCGGGCTTCGGCTTCTTGCGGGATGCTGCCGGCTTCCAACGCGTCTCCTTAGCCCACCTGTCGGCATGCGTCAAAACGTCGCCGAAGCACTCCCAAAACTTCTTGCGGCTGTCCGGACGCCAAAAAGCCTTGTTACTCCGGTCATGCGTCAAGCCGCTGGCGTAGTAATCCTTGAGCATCTCCATATCCCGCGGCGTCACCCGCCCCTGCGCAGACCGGTACGCCTCAAGCGCGGCGTCCTGCTCAAGGGCGGTTGGCAAAGTCCGGGACCAGGATGGGTTGATTGCAAGGGTGGCAGCCATGAACCGGGCAGCACCGGGAGAAGCTTCCAGGTCTGCATGGTTGTCGGCGCAGCGCATCCCCCGGACGTCGTTCAAGCGTTCCCGGTTCGGGATAGGGGAGGCAGGATCAGTGGGCGGCTCGCTACAAACCACCGTGTTATATCCCCCTGCATTATTTTCTTGTTTATTCGTCTTCGCATCCGAATACGCATCCGCATAAGTACACAACTGCGAACAACTGTTTTCATCTGTTTGCAGTTGCGAACAATCGTCATCAGGTGTTACCAACTGGTATTTGCTTTTTCCAGTCTGAATGGCCTTGTAACCGTCTGGCAACGGATACTTTGGGGCAGACCGGAGCGATTGCCCGAAATCCCGCACCATCAAAAATGATTTACCATTCCTGGTAAAAAGCAGAATGAGCCCCGCCGTCTCGCACGCGGCAAGACAGCGTTGAACATTGCACTCACTCATTTTCTCAAGCTGGAGGGGGTAGAGCGCGGAACGAAGAACGGAGGGTCTGGCATCGGATAAGCCGTAATCATCCACCAGGGACAGCAAACGTCGGTAGAACACCTCGGCTTCCCACGAAAGGGAGGCGACGCGCCCTGATGTCAAAATAGCATCTCTGATCAATCGTGTTGGCATATCAAAAAAGCGTCAGTTGGGGGTTGTAGTTCATCCACAGGCATTCGATTTTTTTGCCGCCCTCGGTGTCATGAGCCACCTTGCACTCCTTCCGCCAGCCGGAAAGGTGGCAGGAATAAAGCTCGGAATCATAGCCAGACAGAACAACCTTGCCTTTCAAGGTCTTCAAAAAGACAAGAAGCCGTTCATGGTCTTGGTTGTCGTACTCGTGGGCGTACCTCATGCGGCTACTGCGCGAAGACTGCACATAGGGCGGGTCAACGTAATGCAGCGTGTCCGGCGTATCGTACCGGGACATGACCTGCAGGGCGTCCATGTTGTTGATCTCAATGTTCCGGCGCCGGAGTTCCGCCGCGCATTCCCGCACTATGTCGGGATATTCTCGCCATGTCTGCGGATAGGGTGTTGTGCGAAGTAAGCCATTGCGCTTGAAACCTGGTTTGTGGATTCCTCCGCCGTAGCTCATCATACTATTGACGGCAAAGCGGAGAGCATCTTCCACGGGGTCTTCAGCGATTTCAAATGACCGGTCATAGGCCGTTTGAGCGTAGGGCGTCAATTCCAACAGGCTGGCCAGCCGTTCAGATTTTTCTGGATCACGTAACACTTCAAAAAAGTTCACAATCCGGTCATAAAGGTCGTTATAGACCTCCATCCAGGCGGGCTGCTTATTCAGGAGAACGGCGGCGGAACCTCCGAACGGTTCAACATAAATTTTGTGATGCGGGAAAAAGCTGATAATCCAGGGGGCAATGCGGTTTTTGCCTCCAAGATACCGGGCCAGAGCCCTTTTACGGGGTGCTCTCGTGTTCACTCCCCCTCCTTTCCGTCCGCCGCCTCTTCAAGACCAAAAGTCGCAGCGTATTTTTTGGCATCTTTCGGATCTTGCAGGTGGCCCAGCAAAAACCGCAGGGCGTCTTCCACAGTGGCTTTCCGCATTTGGAGATTGTTGTAAAGTTGCTGGACGGCGGCGCCCTTGGTGTTGCCGTAGGCAATCAGGCCGTAGTCATCATACAGGGTGCATAACTCCGCAATCATGTCGATGTTACCGACAAATGCGGAATACTGCGGCCTGCACCAACTGGACCTATGCGTTCCGATCCGGTGCCGGTTGGCCTTGGCCCAGGCATCCGCTTCCGGAGTAAGTCCCGCGGCATAGGGTTTCCGGCTGAGGTCACGGGGCGGCATTTCAAAGAGGTATTTCATGATTCCCCCTCCTTTCTAAAATTGCTGTCTGATCCGGGGTAAGATACTGCCAGCTCTTTTCGCCGGACAGAATTTTCCTGGAGAAAGGCTGCCTGACGGATAAGAGGATGTTAATCATTACTGTCCTCCTTTCTTGGTTCCCAGTTGTCACTAAACCCCTCATAAGCCGGCGTAAAAGGAAACCGGAAACACTCACTGCACGGCGTTGCGCATGGATGCGTGCTCTCATAAGCGCAGTTCTCGCAAATTCGTTCATGACTCGGTATCATCCATGCCCTGCACGCGGCACGCTTCTGCCATGCGTCACGGATGAGGTTGTCGTGTTCTGTGGCAAGGTCTTGTTCCAAGAGGTTCCGGAGGTTGCCGCCTTCCCGGATTTTGTGGCGGCGGGCGGGGTCGGAGATGCAAGTGTGCCGCCTGTATAAATCGAGGAAATGCTTCCAATCCTGCACGGCGTTCACGTAGGCGATGAGTGCTTTCTGTTCAGGCGTCAGTTTCATTTTCTTCCTCCATTTGTTTTAAAAAAACTTCAATTGCTTCGAGAAATCCTTTAGACTTGCCCGCCAGATGAAGGTAATACCCAAATGCGGCAATAGTGGCTAAAAAAACTATAAGCTGTGCAAGGTCAAACATCTTTATGTACCACCTTTCCATCAATGATAGCCTTTAATTCACCAAATACCCGCCTGCGGGTATGATTCCTTGCCGTGCAAATAAGGTGCTGCGCCCACCGGGCATGCCGTTTCGTGGGGTACTCCATGCGATAGCGGGCGATAATCCCTTTGTGGTGCACAATCGCGGCCTGAACTTCATATTTCCCATCGTCGGTTTTCTTCATGGGGCAGACCTGCTGGACGATGATGTGAGGGTTCCGTTTCATTATTCATCCCCTCCTTTCTGTTCGAATTCCCACGGCCATTTTTTGATGTTGGTAGGATAGTAACTATCTGCATCACCATACACGTCTTGGAGATGTATTTTTCCAGCTTCTAAATCCGTACCAAGCACTGTATATATGTCATCACTTAGCCATATCAGGACGTTATCACCTTGATTTAACCGCATGATAGGCGGGAACTTGGAGATAAGTTCCTTTGCATTTTCTAATGCACCTTTTTCTGTATAAGATACCGACGAAGCTAAAGGACAATCTAAGCACTGGTAAAGGTAGATATTCGCCCCTTCTTCAAATAGTTCAAAACTTCCTCCGCACAGCGGGCATCTAAGCGTTTTCATCGTCCCTCCTTTCAAACACGATTTCCACCTGTCCGGCGCGGGTAAGATCATGTACGCGGTCAATCCCCAGGCAACGCAGGGGGCCGTCGTCAATCTTCATGGCCTTGCACGCCCCGTCCTTATAATATTTACAGCGCGTCAGGACATTATCATCATCGGGCGGGTCTCCCTTGAAATACCAGATTACCCGGTAGTGAGTGGGTACAAACTTCTGCCCCTTCAGGGTTTCCCAAGTGATTGCCCACGCCATCGTCCGGGCACGTTGTTTGGCAGACACCTTCTTCTTGTTTGCCACAATGGCCCCCCTCTGCGTGAGGGGAGTCTTGGCGTTAGGCGAGAGTTCCCGCGGCGTGTGGGGCAAGGTAATGGTCAATGTAGTCATCATGCCGCACCTCCTTCCACTTCCTTCACGGAACCGTCAGAAACCTTCACTTCCGCGCATCCGGCCAGCGTCTTACGCAGCCAATCCCTGGACTCGGCCACCTTGGCGCCGGCATCCGCAGCCTTCCGAACGGAATGCACCAGCTTATCCAGGTCGGAAATCCCTACTTTACAGCAAGAAGAGAACGCCGCCGCCGTGATGGCATCAGGAAACAATCCATTAAGAATTTGAAAAGCCGCAGCCGGATCCGTCACCGTAAACGCCTTCTTCCCGGGAGACAATTTCAGGCCGGGAATCTCCACCTCGGCTTTCAAATCCGCCTTCACCTTGGACTCCACGGAAGCCGCCCACCGCTTCGCCAGTTTGGCAAGATCGTAGGCTTCCCTCCGTTTTTCGGGAGACCATTCCTCCCAGGCCGCTGTCAAATCCCCGGACGTCACCTGCACCAAAGCCAGCTTCACCGCCGGGCAGGAAGACTGGGCCCGGCAATACCGGCAAGCCTTCTCGCTGGGCTTCAACGGGGCGTGCTCATCCTGTGCCTGCTCAATGCAGGCCCGGAAAAACGCCCGCGCCTGCTCCACGCTCTCGCGGGTGTACCGGCATACGGCAGGCTCCTTCCGGCTCGCGTAAGGCTGTAAAATGCACACAAACACCTCGTCTATATCCCCCTCGTCAAACATATCCATCACCAGCACAGCCAGGGCGCTCAAC